TTATGCCAAGGTTTCCACGAACTTCTTACCCAAGACCCTTATTTCTACAAAGACGCAAAACTCGCTATTCAAGGATTTTCTGCCACTCGCTGCCATTCAACCACACTTCGTATTGCTGACAAATTTTATGGTATGTCCTTTCCTGATGTGTATGTTCCTAACACTTCCATCTTCTCCAACCCAGAAAAACATCTCTACTACGCTTGTCATCTCGTCTGCTTCCGCAGAACCTACATCACCTTCGGCACAAAAATCGCCGACAATACTGCCATCATTCGCCTCAATACAAGTATATATAACCAATTGAAGAGGATAGATGCGGAGGATGTGTATTCGCAATCCAAAGTTGCCCTGTGTGCTCTCAAAGCATCCTACCAAGTCATCGAAAAGGCAACGGAAAAAATGACCCCGTGGTGTTTGATGGAAGATGGGGTTTATGGTTCATTCTTTACCAAGTTTGAAGACGAACCTGACACCGAAGGGATAGTGTATTTGATTGCCCCCACGATGTATCGTGAGAGGACGGATGGAACGCTACGAGGTGAGTTTGAACTTATCGGTATCAAAGGGTTTGCCACCATCGAAAACTTCGCCAGTCTTCTTGATGACATACCCCTCTACATCAAATCCGCCGACTTCAAAAACAATCGGGGGGGTCGGGTCATCGCATACCGCAACCCTCAACTTGACTGCGACCACCCCATCGATGACCCACTCTGGGAACAAATCCATCAAAAACGCCAAGAAGAACTCGCCCAGAAGAAAAAGGAGCAAGAACAAAAGGAACGCAAAGAGCGTCAGCGTGAAGAACAACGCCAACTCGCAATCCAGCAAAAAGAAAAAGAACAAGCACTCCGCCTCGCCCGTGCTGCCCTCGTGGAAGCAACCGCCAAAGTCGATGTCGAACTCGAACAAATCCGCAAACTCAAAGAACTCAACCGCGAAGTCGCACTCAAAAACCAAAAAATCGCCGACCGCAAAGAAGCAGAAAAACTCGCAAAAGAAGCAGAAAAACGCCACGCTGAAAAACTCCAACAAAAAGAACTCGAACGCCAACAAAAGTTCGTTTCAAAGAAAAAGTAAATCTTTGACACGAACACACTACGGGTCAGGGGCGACCCTTTTTTTTATATCTAATGACACTTAATCTTGCTTCGCAACTTATCCAACATCTCTCGCATATTCTTCGCACTACCCTTCGCAGTCTTCAACTCCTTTTGAAGACGAGATGCCTGTATCTTCTCCGCATCATCGTCCAACTGCTGTCGTGTCGCAATCTCTCGGTCATACATATCCGCATCTTCATCCGCCTCATCCTGCTCCTCCTCATCACTAACATAATCCGCATCGGGCAAAAACGCAACACGCTTCGCACTTCCAAAAGTTCCATACGGCATCTCTTCACCCTCCTCCATCTCAATACCCGCCCCATACGGATTAGTCGGCATTCCCTGTAATGCTTTCATCATTCCAGACCAGTTTCCTCTATCCTGAAATCCATCGTGAAGCATCAAGTCCAAATACTCATCATCCACTCCCGCCATATCTGCTGACACACCACCATACGCTCCATCGCCAACACGAGGGGGCATCGGTGCTCCCATAGCAGGGTCATACGGTATATTAATAACTCCCGCTCGAATTGCCCTCTCCTCCGCACGACGAAACTTCCTCTGTGCTACATCTAACGCCTCTCGGCGTCCTCTATTCCGTGGATTTGCCTGTAATGCTGCGTCTGCCGCCGCTACTGCTTGTCTGTTTCCTTCCAACTCACGGATTAAATTAATTTCCGCACGAGTTAATTGTCCTGCTGGTGGTGGTTGTGCTGGTTGCTGGGGTGCTACTGGCGGTTGCCCTGCTGGGGGTGCTACTGGTATAGCACCAATCGCCGCCTGATATGCCGCCAAATCCTGTTGATATTGTAAAACTGCTGCCCTTTCTCGCCTTATTAATGCCTGTCTGTCTCTGTTATTCGCAACATCAGGAGCATTTTGAAGCAACCAGTTTCTCGCTGGAACAGTATTCGGTGCTAATAATAAATCCATAGGAACACGAGTATTAGGGGGTTGAGGCGGTGCTTGAACTGGTGCTGGTGCTGGTTGAACTGGTTGAACTGGTGGTGCTGGTGCTGGGGGTGCTGGTTGAGGAGGGGGTCTTGGAACATTTGGTCCAACAATAGGGGGAACTGGTTGTTGCCCTGCTGGGGGTGCTGGTGCTGGAATTGGAATAGGGGGTGAAAATGAAACGGGTCGCAAGTCATTATTCAAGATATTATCATAACTCTCCAATACCGCACGAAACTCTGGAATAGGTGTCCCCGCTGCGTGAGCGTTTAATATCTGCTCCAAACTCGGTTTCACACTATCGAACTTCTGCTGTATTGCCTGTTCTTCTCTCGAACTCAACTTACCACTCGTCCCATACAACCTCACATACGCCGTCGCACGATTATATGCCGAGAGATATTCACTTATACCCTGCGTCAATTTACCCGCCTCCGCTGGTATTGCCATCGCTGAAACCGCCTGTGATAATGATGACGCCATCTTATCCAAAAATCCCGCCAACTCAAACGCAGTCTTTCGGTCAAGTTCATCAGGTCTCAAAAACTCCTCCTTACTCTGCTGAACAAAAGGAAAGTTCAGTAAAAATGCCTTCTGTGCCGCCCGTGCGTCCTCCCCTAACGCCTCCGCAACCTGTCTGCTACGCATCGCTCTATCTGTATCCGTGCCTCTGTGCCGATTTGCCATTTTCACTCAATCGTTTATATTCGTTAATCTCCTTTTGTTTTTATTATTAATTTCATTTCATCTTCGTATAAAGTCCATTCTCCTTTATGTGTTTCACCGCCTCCGCCAATTTCATTCCCTTTTCTTTCATAACACTACCTACCAACTTGTTATACGCTGTCTTTTGTGGCAAACCACCTGTTCCTTTATATTCCTTCTTCATCTTACTCATCGCACCACCAAATACAGCGTGTAAATTATTCGTCTGGATTAATGGATGTGTCCCTCCCGACATCGCCCCTCCGTGACTAACACCCTTCGTAACTCCGTTCAAAATCAAGTTATTTATCTTCTTTGCCGACCTTCCTGTGGTATTCTCCATCTGTGTTCCATCCCATATATTCTGTGATGCCACCTCATCCACCGCACCCGCCTTCTTCTGTGCCTTCTGTGAATAACCACGCTCCGCAACTATCGCTCCCATCGAATTATCTCCGCTCACCAGCAACCCCTCACGCTCCTTCTTCGCCGTCTTTCGAGAGATTTTACCCCTTCCAACAACAACTACATCATCCTCATCCCTCGTCGGGGGGGCGGTGTCTGGTGTATCCAAATACGCTTTCAACAACAGAAGTGCTGTCGAACCAACCGCATATGGAGTAGGTAAAAACGGTATTAATATTTTGATGTTGTCCTTCGCAAATCTCAATAGAACTTGAACATCTTGTCGGTTATATCCCCTCTTCAAACTCCTCGCTGCCTCCGCAATCGCCGATGGAGCAGCGACCGCACCACGCACAATCGCATCCGCGAGTGCCGATACAGCAGGGCGGACAATATTATCTAACCCCGCTCGACCCATATTCACGAAGTCTTGGAAAGTCAAACCACCTTCCAGTTCGCCCATTTTTGTCGGGGCGGACGAGACCCCCCTACTGTTTTTTGGCACGATTTTTCTCTTCCTTCCACCTATTCCTGAACCTACTGGATTACTCGTCGGCATATCCCCATACGAAGTCGAACCCGTCGCAGCGTTCAACTGCTCCACCTCTAACTTCGGTGAAAAACCGAGAGAATTAGCACGGATTGGTTCAGCATCCGCAAATACACCCTCACCACAACCCTTCATTCCCATCCCCATCGACATATTACCCCCCTTCGCACCACGCTTCGCACGAATTGATGCCATATACGCCTTTGCTTCGGGCGAACCCTTCACCAGACGAGCACGACCGCCACTATGACCCGACGGAGCACCATACATTCCACCAGACATTCCCGACGGACGACCATACATTCCACCAGACACGCCATTTTGACCATAACCCAGCAACTCCAACACACCACCCGCCGCCTCACCATACGGGTTTCCACTTGATACAAGAGCATCTTTCAAAGGAGTTCCTACCACATCCAAAACTGGTTTGATATAGTCCTCCCAAACACCCTTCACCGTATCATATGCCTCGCTGATTGCCTCGGTAAAATCACCCCAGTCATTATACCACGCACCACCATAAAAACCAGCACCACCCTTACTCAATAAATCCTTAACGAAGTCCAATTCCTCCGCCGTAAAATCACGCCCACCACTCGCAAGAAGTTCGGGGTCTTTCGTCATCCTACCCACCTTCTTACTGTCTTTCATACGGTTTCGCCCATTACTGAAATCATCGAAGTTCTCATACCACGCCGCCTCCACCTGCGGTTTTCCACTACCGTCCATATTACCAACCTGAACTTTCGTTTCCAACGGAAACTTCGGTGTCGCAGACCCCCTAACAGACAACGCCTTATCTACTACACCAGCATAAGGCACTTCTCGATAAGGCATCGTCACTCCAACATCCGTCGCCGACGCACCACCATATCCCGCCCCTCCGTGCGTGATTGTTAATTGTCCTCGCCCACTAAAAACCGTATCCCGTCCCTGAACGGCATCACTCATCATTCCAATAGGGGTATAACGAAACGCCTGACCTATATCATCCAGAAAACTACCCCCAAACGCTTTTGCCTCTCCCTCCATACGATACTCCTTTTCCGCCCGTGAAAGTGCTCGGGGGTGGTTCGCAGCACCCCTCATAACATCGTTATATTGAGTATCAAGTCCGCTGTCGCTTCCATACCCCCTACCTACAAAATTGGCGGGAGCGTGTCTCGCCGCCCTTTCCATTATCGCATCATTTATTGACGCAATTCGCCTATTGTATGCTGTGTCCATCTGGTTATAAATTAGTATATGATATTGTTTTTAATATCAAATACCCAAAATCGTTATTATGTAATTATCAAAATCTCTCGAACATCAGCATCGGGAAGCAAGTTTCATACGACCGCCAACACCATCAGCACCGCCACTATGAGCACCACCTTTGCCGAGTGCTGACTTCGCAGCAGACACAGCGTCCATAATCGCCTCCTGTGCTTTCGGGGCAACATCAGCAACCGAAGTGACGGCGGAACTCTCGACACCACCAACCAGACGCAAATGACGCTCACTCACGGGTTTCATCTCACTCGCAGCGAGAACATCACTTTTCGTGAGAATACCCGTGTAAGTGGAACTGACACCCTGCGATGTAATAAACAAACCAGAATTAACACACATCAACACCAGTTCGACCTGTTGTGCCGCCAAAGTGTAATTCTGTAATGTAACGTTGAACTGTAAATTGAACGACCCCAGACTGCCCGCTGCGTAAAACTCCTCGACAATAGGAATATCCTGTCCAAAACGCAAAGCAAGAATAGACCCAGAGGTAAGGACTTGTTGAAGTTGAGTATCATAAGAAGCACCGACGGGGGGAAGGTATTTATTAGCATAACCCTTAAACTCTTGCCAAGTCTGGTTCGTGGATTTAGCGGACATACGATACAGAGTATCCTGTGTGGCGTTCGCCAACAAACCAGACTGGTTATTCCAGTTAATAGAAATCTTCGTAATTGGGAAGAAACTATCACTATCACGGTTCGTCTGCTGGGACATCGGTTTTCTCGCACAAATCACCAACATATCGGGGACTTGATTTAATTGAATGTTGTTGCTTGCGAATTCAGTCGTAGTAGGGACTAACTCGTTGAGTGCTGAAAGTGCTGCCGCACCGATGGTGCTCGTGAATGTAGTCAAATAACGAGGAAAATCAACATAATCGACTACATTTTTCGAGGGGAGGATTTGAGAGGGATGAGGGGTAAGCATCTGGAAAATCAACCGAGAACCCGACACACTCGAAATAGTAACGCTGTAATTCGCAATTGCCGCTTCACTCGCACCGCAACGCCACAAACGGGTCGCCGCTGCCGAGATGTTGAAAATGAAGTTCAAGTTGCTCACACCGTAAATCGCCATCTGGTTCGCCGAGAGATTGGCGAAGTGGAAGGGTGAGAGAAACAAGGGTTCGAGAGAAGTAAAACGAACCTTCACAACACGAAGAGTTCCATCACCGATAGTCTGTCTATTTTTTTCACCAGCACCAATAACGGGTTGTGTCTGCTCCAAACTGTCGATACTGAAAGTGCCACGAGAGATAAGAGAATTGTCGGCGGTCTGTGCCCAAGAACCGTTGCTGTTGTTATTCGAACCCAACTGGTCAGCATAATTAAGATAAGTATCAGGAGCAAGAGGAGCAATACCATTCCAACGAGCGAGAGCACGGTCATCACCATACATACGAAGCAACTGGGGCAACACATCACGAATATTCACACTAACGCTGTTGTTATTCACCTGAACTTGAAGGGTGGTGGCGGACATATGAAGGGGCAGGGGGGAAAGGGCATCACGATTACCCAAATCAACCAAAAACTCACCAGCAACAGGAGTGCCTCTAATTTCAAGTTCATAAGTAGATTGCCAAACGATATTTCGGTCGAGAAGGGTCACCTCACTCGGGGTCTGGATGGAATAGGTCTGGGAAGAAGCACTTTGAGAAGTAGCGGGATAAATCTGCGTTGTCACATTCTGTCCTGACTTCACGACACCAAAAGGGAGACTGTCAGTCACTCTCATACGAGCATCTTCCACGAGGACTTTGCGAAAATCTGCTGAACTCATTTTGTAATCGATTTTATGAATAGTAGTATAACTTTGTTTTTATATATAATTTCACCTTCTAATTCTTATTCGCCGAGAGATTTCTCTGCTTTTTTCTTTTCACGATACACCTTCATCGCATCCAGTTTCTTCTGCTTTGCTTCGGGGGTCATCGCATCTCGCTTCGCTTTCTCTCGGGCGAGTATCGCCAGTTTGTTTGTGTGGTAATACTCGGTTTGTTTATCAAGGACTTTTTCCCTGTTTTGTTC